AGGAGAGTACATGGCCACAGGAATCCCCATCTTGCGCATTTCCTGCTGCAGCGACGTGCCAGTAGCCTTGGCCTCGATCAAAACACTGTCCGGTTTCCAGTACCGATACTCGTCCCTGGCCACCCGTTTGAGCTCCGGGAAGTCCCAGCGCCCCTTTCGGACGTGCAGGGCGATCAAATTCGGGCCCGAGTCAGCATCTGGGAAGAACACGCCCCACGTGCTGATGACAGAGAAGTCGGCAGTCTCCTTTTTGCTGTAGGCCGTGTCGTAAGTCTGGATGATGTAGTCGCAAACAGGAGGCTCGTCGTACTTCCACTTGCGCCACCACTCACGTTTCAGGATCGCGCCGCTGTCATCCGTGGGCTCCTGCTGCCACTGCGCGTTCCACTTCTTCATGCCAATGGACAACTTGACCTTCTCAAGCTCGTCCTTGCTCCAATACCCCGGCCAGAGCGGGTTTCCGCTGGGCAAAATGGCAGGAAATTCCAGCAGTTCCCACTGATCGGCCTTCAGATTGCCCTGCTGGCGCAGTAAGCGCCCACTTAGGTCATCGGTTTTCCAGCGGGTGTTGATGATAATGATGGCGCCGTTGGGCTGCAGACGCTGACGGGGGCCGGATGTGTACCACTCAAAGGTGTTTTCCATCGCCGTCTCAGACAAAGCGTCCTGCTCATCCAAGATGTCGTCCAGGATCACCACGTCACCACCGCGGCCGGTCATCGCACCGCCCTTACCGATGAAGAAAGCCTCGCCGCCTTGGTTCGTGTTCCACCGTCCAGCAGCCTTGCTGTCAGCAGACAGGGCCGCGTTGGGGAAAAGTTCCTTGTAGCGGCTGTCCTCCACGAGGTTTCGGATCATGCGACCGAACCGCTGAGCGAGCTCCGCGGTGTGCGAACCGACGATCAGCTTGCTCTGAGGGCGTTTGCCCATCAAATAGGCAGGGAACAGGTAGCTGCCCATCTGGGATTTCCCGTGCCGGGGTGGCATAGCGATCATCAGGCGCTTGCATTCGCCAGTAACGACCCGGTCAAGGGCCTTCGCGATCCGCCGATGATGCTCACCGACCAACATTTCGGGCCAGACGTACTGACAGAAGCTCAAGAAATCTCCCGAAGCGCGTTCTTGTGCTTCGAGGAGCCTGAGCCGCAGCTCGAGGCGCAGCCTTTCGGCTTCTACGTCGTTGTGATTTTCCATCTCTGCAGACCCTGAGGTTCTGAATTTTGCAAATATACCCCCCGGTATTCGATTTACAAAACAAGGGGGTGGGTTTATGGATCCCCCGTCCAGGTTCTCAGGCAGTTTTCCTTGGGCTAAAACTGGGCTACGGGCGAGTCAGTCGAGCTTGGGTGGTTTTATGGCCCTCCCCTGGTCTAGGCCCCCGGCCTTAGCCTGGGGCCTAACGGGAAGCCAGGGCCGTGGCCCTGGCTATTAGGGCGGCGCTCGCGATGTGGGAGCGGGCTATCGGGCAGGACTGCCCGATAGCGTGAACTCATGCCAGCGCCTGGGCCTCACGGCCCAGGTGTCGGTTACTCGGACTTCGCTTCCTCGGCTGCTCGCTTGGCCTTGTAGGCTTGGTAGCTGACCTCGGCCTTACCCTTTGCGTTCTCGGTCAGGGTGATGTCCTCGAGTCGCAGCTCGGGACCACGGCCCAGGTCGTACAGGTAATCGCTGCGGCCGTAATCGTAGTGGGCCTCGATTGTCTGCAGTGTTGCCAGGAATCCGACCAGTGCCTGGACGTCCTTGGTGCTCATGCCCTGGGGCAGTGCGAAGCGGTTGCCGTTGATGTTGATGGTACGCATTTCTCTATCCTTTCTATCGTCGCACCGTGCGACACCAATAATGTCGCACGGTTCGCGGTCCGGGTACAGTGAATTGTTGCTATCGGCGCCGGGGCGCCGATAGCCGGGGCTCATGCCAGCACCTAGAACGGGATGTCCTGGTCCCAGTCGCGCGCCTCGAAGCTGCGCAGCTCTGCGGCCTCGAGCTCGTCGATCACGGAGTTGAGCAGCACCAGGGCAGCAGTGTAGACGGCGAAGCCATCAGGGCCGGCAGCGTTCGCGACATCGCGAACGTACTCGAGCGCCTCGGGCACCGAGTCGCGGCTCGCGAACAGGGAAGCGCGGTACTGGCTGATGGGGGTGAGGTGGGCGCTCATGCTGCCACCTCGCGGCGCACTTCGTGCAGGTTGATATCGACAAAGCGGCCGCCTTCGTGCCACTGGTCAACGGGCAGAAGCTCGCTGATAACGCGGCGCTCGTCGCCGTCCCAGAACAGAACCTCGGCATCCTGGCTGCACTGCTGCAGCAGCTCGATCAATCGGGAGACTTTCATCGCTCTATCCTTTCTAAGGTGTCGCACCACGCGACACCCATAATGTGCCACGGCCCGCGGGCCGTGGCCAATGAAACTTTTCTATTAGGTCCCCTCGCTCAATAGTTCCACCGCGCGCAGCTTGAGCGCGGCGCCCGTGCCAAACCACGCGGATTCCAAGCGCGTGCCGGTGCTGCGGCCGCGCTCGTGGTCCACCAGCTGGGTCACAGCGTTCAACATCGCCCAGCGCGTCCCGGCCACGCCCGGGATATCGGCGCCGATGGCGGCGCCGCGGAACAGCTGCAGCACGCGACGATACGCCTTCGTATCCTTGAGCTCGATGCGGCTCGTGTGATAGGGCTCGAGCAGGGCCCGCACGAATTCGTCCGCCTGATTCGCGTCCATCGACACGGTGGCCAGGGCACGGGACTGCACCAGGAACCGCTCCCACGAATTCGCGACAATGCCCAGCTGCAGGCGGACCTTGTCCGCGTCGAATTTCTCCGAGTGCAGCACACGCACCGAGCCGTTCCCCTGGTCCAGGGCCCGCACGATGGTGTTATTGCATACCACGCGGATATCAGTGAACTTCGCCACCGTGGCCATGGTCCCATCGTAGGACGTGCCGAACAGCAGATAGGGGCGCACCGCGTCCCCGTCCACAACTTCCGCGGCCTCCGCCACGCGGGCCAGGGCCCACACTCGGCGGCCATCGCTCAAAGCTCCGGCCGTCTCGAGCTCGAACCCGCCCAGCTCGGCCAGCTTGGCAAAGAACCCCATTAGGTCCGCCGGCTGCACCACGTTATAACCGTCCGATACCACGGCCAACGGTGCACCGGTATCGGACCGGTGCAGCACCTTTCGGTTCGGCCACCGCTGCAGCTCCGTGGCCGCGGGGCTCTCATACAGAACCGGGGACTCGAGCACGGTATACCCGATGCGCGCGGCCTGGGTCCATTCCTCGATACTAGCGCCCGGCTGCAGCTGCGCGCCGAGCCCGTGCCACGGCGTATTCCCCACGTAGGCCATGGCGGCCGTGCCGGTCGTGGTGTCGATCATGTGAGCCATTTTCTCTATCCTTTCTGTTTACGCCCGGCCACCGCGGCCCGGCATGCTTCGAATTATTAAAGCACCGCGCTCCGCGGTCCAATTGAATTTTTCAATCCAATTGGCCGGATTGATTAACGGTCCGCGCCCCGCGGACCGGGGCCCGAGCGCCCCGCGCCACGTTTCAGGGTGGCAGCGCCAGGGCCCGGGGGCCTGGTTTCCGTATGGTGTTTTAACCGCGAACGAGTGTTCGAAATGCGAACAAATTCCCAATGGAAGCCGGGCGGGATGCCGGGGCGGTTAATTGTCATCCTGGATCGATCCTGTCGACAATCCACCAAAGCGCAAAAAACACCAGCAGCGCGACCAGGAACATCAGAAATCCTCCCGGCCGATATCACCCGCCACATGGTGGCGCAGCATCGAGCCATAAGGCAGGGCTCGAGCAAAATCCCGCAGGGCTCGGGCATCGTCGGCAGCGCCCTTCGTCCGGGTTCCGTGCCATTGAATAGCTGTCGGGCCCCCAGCGGCATAGCATCCGCCCTTACCGGTGCCAACTTTCTTTTTCCCGCTACCGTGCGCCACGAAAACAACCACGTAGTCCCGCTCACCACGAGCGCACAAGGGCCGGCCGTTCCCGCACTGGTCGCAGCTAAAATTTTCGGCCAGCTCGGCCGGGCAGCGCAGGAATTGCACGCCCTGGAACACCCGCGGCCACGTGTCCACCGTGTCGGCCGGTGCGGCGTAAACCGCTGGGCGGCCAGATTCCACCGCTAGGACGGCGTCCCGCATGTCATCACAGCTGGAATTGATAACGGTTTTTCCCGGCTTAGGGTGCGGCAGCGCCGCGGCCGGGAAATGCGAATAGGTCCAAGCTAAGCCGCCCGGCGGGACCGCGTCGATTACCGCCGCGAGATATTCCGCGTCCACCGTGTGGGCGCCGGTTTCATTTTTAGGGTGCAGCGCGCAGCTTTTCGGACACGTCCCGTAGGTTTCATGTGCACCGCTGCGGTAAGTAACGGCTATGGGTCCGGTTTTGCTGTTGCCGGATACGGCCACTGTCTTGATCATCGCTCTATCCTTTCTGTTGATGACAGCCGCAGCTTAGCCCGCGGCCGGCTCTGTCGTCAAGCGGTTTCGAATAAATCCATGCGATTCATATCGAACCACTCCCCATTGTCGGAAAGGGTCCAGTAAGCGCCGCTGCTGCGCTGAATAAGCCACCAGCGGGAATCCTCGGCGGACCAAAAGAAAGAAAGCCCGCCATGGTTCAACCGGTCCAGCATGGCGTTGGCGTGCTGCTCGAGCTCGGCGGCTTCGTCAGGGGAAGCCGGGGAGGGGAGTTCAATCCAAACCCTCACGATGCCACCCCCAAAAGAATGTAGCCTTCGGCCATATACGGCCAGTCGCGCGCCTTTTCGGCGGCCCGCTGCAGACTAGATGCCAACACCGGCACGACATAAACGCGGCCGGTCCCTTCGTGCTGAATTCTTGCCCAATAGGTTTTCATCGCTCTATCCTTTCTGTGGTGCTGCGGGATGCAGCGGGATCAACTATGCCGGATCGTCAGGGTCCGGGCCAATTGGATTTTCTAATCGATAAACCCCGGCCGATAGCAGCTCGACCAGAGCGGGCCAGTCGATTTCACGGTCCGGCCAGCTCATGATAGGCGCCGCCCGTAGGCCGATCTCGGCAAGCTCGAGCGCCTGCGTGCCAGAGTACAAGCTCAACGAAGCCTTTCGATTGACGGAGCCGCCATCGTGCACCAAGACAAAGCAAGGGCGGCCAGCACGTGAGTGCCGGGTCAAAAAGGCAATTTGGTGCGGCCGCAGGGCAACCGCAAGCCCGCGGGTAAGGGCCTTGAGCTCGAGCATCACAAACCGGGAGCCAATCCCTACAAGCATGTCAGGCACGCCCAGGTTGACCCGGTTTTCGATCCGCTCGACCGCACAGCCGTGCTCCTGCAGGGCAATTCGAACCCGGCGAGAAAGCCGGGCCTCAGGGGTTGTTGGCATCGGGAGGAACCTCTTCGAAGACGTCAGGCGGAGGGTCCGCCACTCCAGGGTCAAAAGGGGGATCCAGTTCTCGGGCGACACTTTCGATCACCTGCCCGGTATCGGCATCAATGAGGGCAGTCGGGGGCGGGCCGCCGTACAGCTTCTTGATCTCATCCAGCTTGCGCTGCACTTCTTCCTTGGACATCGAGTCGATGGTCCCATGGCGAATTTCCTTCCGCTCGACGTAGATAGTCCCCAGGGCCTGACCGCGGCGGTACTCCGCCTGGACCGCAGCAGCGAACGCACCAGCCTCGAGCGCCTTGTCGCGGATGGTCTGCAGGTCCTTCATGTGCCGCTCGTACGAAGTGTTGTACTTCGACGCCAGCTCAGCCCGGTAGGACTGGATCGCGGACACGACCTCGGGATACTCATCAGGATTGGTCAGCTTCCAAGCCATCACCGAGGCGGACTTGGGGTTGTACCCAGCCCGGATGGCGGCCTCCTTCAGGGTCACCCGGCCGTCCCCTGCTACGTACTCCTGAACGAACTTCCATTGCTTGGGGTTCAGGGACTTGTACTGCTTCAGGGGCTTGACCTGACCGGATAGCCGCTTGGCCGCCTTGTTTGGGATGACCGGCGGCACATTCCAAACGTCCTTCTTGGTCACTTGATCCTCCAAAGACGGAAGCCGTCCTTGTCCTTGAGCGGGTTGGTCCGGCGCAGCGTGAAGACCCAGGGGGGATCCTGCATCTTCGAAAACCGCCACGCGCAGGACCGGGCGCTGGCAGCGACCTTCTCCTGGTCCTTCGGGAAGAAGATGCTGTCGCCCGGCTCCATGTCCCGCAGCGGGTACTTCTGAACCGTCCCCTCCTCAGGTATCGGGATCCCCGATTCGATGTCCAAAGTGTCCATTCTGTGCACTCCAAGCGTGTTCCAACTGCAACCAGTGTAGCATGACCCAGCAGCCGCGCAACAGGCATCCCAAAGCCACCCAACAAGCACTCAGGGCAAACCCCTAGATCCTGGCCTATAGAACTTTTTCAGGCCATCGATGAAAAATTTTTTCAAAAAAATAACCGCGCGCGACCCCCAGAAAAATTCATACACCTGTTCCTCCCCGTAATGAAACGTGATGCTCCAACCCATTGATTTCATTCATCTATTACGCCATTACACCAATTACGCCATTTCCCACAAAAAAAATTAAAAAAACACCTCTACCCAAAAAAGTTCTATAGGGACCCCCCAAAAGCCCCGGTCCGCGGTCCTCGACCCCTTCCCCACCCTCTTTTCTCCGGGTTTCCCCCTACATCCGCGCACTCCCAGCCCACTTGACGATCAACACGCCATACCGCACAATAACAAGTCCACAACAGAAAGGATAGCAATGTCTCACGACAAGTTAAACGACATCGACCCAGCGCAAATGACACGTGCGCTGGACGCAATGGAAAAGATCACGACCGTAGCAGACGACCTCCTGGACGTGCTGCCGGAGCTGGCCGAGAAGCCTTCCATTGGCATGTTCGGCTTGATGATGGCAGCGGCCAAGCTCGGTGTGGCTCTGGCCATCCCTCCGGAGAAGCTGCAGGAGGCCATGGGTGCCCTGTACGCCGATGCTCAACGACATGAGAAGGAGCGTTCTAATGAGCACTAAGCCCAACGGCCGTGCGGTGTGGCCCAACTTCAACACGGTGGAGCTTTGGTTCGAGACGATGTTGACGGACAAGCCTTTGGTTTGTACTTTGGAGGTGGAGGAAGCGCGGGGTGACTGGCCGGCCACGTACACCCTGGTTGGCGTGACCTTGGGCGGCGAGGACGTCATGGGCATCATTTCCAACTCCGTGGTCGAGGAGATCCAGGAGGCGGCCTACATCACTTTTGAGAACCCAAATGGTTAGCCCCGGTCCGCGGGCCTTGCCCCGTCATCCCCAACCCCATCCCCCTGTCTGGCCGTTCCCGACCTACCGTGGCCAGCCTTACAAGCCGCCGCGGCGCGTCAAGCCCGTGGCAGATCTTTCGAAGTACGAGGAGGCATTGATATGAGAACCCGATTGTTGAAGAAGGCGCGTGAGTTGTGGCCGGGGAGCCGGCGGTATCAGAGGGACTGGGCGCGTTCGGTTGCTCGGTTGGGTGACAAGTGGTTGCTGGCCCGGTACGTAGGGCGGAGGTCCGATGCAGCGGTATGAGGAGGACGACCTGGATGCCCTGGGCTGTCTGGCCATGGTGATCCTGGTTGTCCTGGTTTTGGTTTTCGCGGCCTTGTTGGCTGTGGTTTTATGGCTGGGGTGAATATGAAGCGATTGTTGGTTTTGTTGGCCTTCGGGCCGCTGTTCGGGTCCCCGGTCCGGGCGGAGTTTTATACGGGAAACGAGCTTTTGCAGCGGATGCAGTCGGACAGCGTGATTGAGAAGTCCGTGGCGCTCGGTTTTGTAGCCGGGGTGGCCGACACGATGGAGGGGATCCTGATCTGCTCGCCGGACTATGCAACGGTGGGTCAGGCGCGGGACGTGGTCCTTCGTCATCTATTGCTCAATCCTCAGTCGCGGCACAAGACGGCGGCGGCTTTGGCTGTGGATGCTTTGAGCGCGGCGTGGCCGTGCAAACGGGCAAAGTGATTGGAGCCAAAAATGTTTTTTAAGACTTACATGGGCGACTGTTTGGTTGAGGTCGAGGCCAAGATCAGCAGGAACTACCGAGCCAAGATCATCAGCATGACCATAAACGGTTTGGAGTTTGATATCGACGATCTGAATGCCAAGGCGCTGGCGAAGCTGGAAGACGAGGCCGATGAGAAGGCGATGGAGGCGCAGGTATGAGCCTACGAGAAGCAGCGCAGCAGGCGCTTGAGGCGTTGGAAGACCCGTGGAAGGTTTGCCCTGAGGGTGTAGCAGACGCAATCATCGCCCTGCGCACCGCGCTTGCCCTCCCCGGCAACGACTACGAGCGGGGCTTTGTGGATGGCATGTCCCATCAGGCCCAGTCCAGTGTGGACAGGGCTGTAAATGCGATGGCACGCAAGCCCTTGTCAGACGAAAAGATTTGGGACCTTTACTACGAAATGATCCAGGATGATCGTTTGAGTTTCGCCCGCGCCGTTGAACGCGCACACGGGATTGGGGGTGAAGCATGAGCGAGATCAAGGACGGTGGGGCAGCGTTCCCGCTGATGCGTTCAATCAACGGCAGCGATGGCATGACCCTGCGCGACTACTTCGCAGCACAAGCATTGGCCGGAATTTGCGCCAATCAAGACAACCGCGTGTATGGAAACTCAATGGAGTTTGCTAGAGCGGCCTATAGGCTTGCCGACGCCATGCTCAAGGCAAGGGGTCAGGAATGAACTGCGAAATTTCTCCGGGGTTCCTGTTTGGAACCATCATCAGCATCATCATCGGCAGCGCCATCGGCGGCGTCATCTGGGGCTTCTTTGAAGCATGGTGGAAGGACAGACATGGATCGTGACACCATCATCCGACTGGCGCGGGAGGCTGGGCTTCTGCCTCATCCAGAAAACATCGTCTACCAAGACCCAATGTTTGAAGGTCGCATCAAAACCTTCGCTGCCCTTGTTGCCGTTGCCGAGCGGAAAGCCGCATGGGAAGCCGTCAATGCTTTGATCATCCCCGGCGACATAGGCGGCGACGGTGTAGACCCCACAGCGCAGCGCAACGGCATAGTTTTGGCCGCCAATGCACTCATGAGCCGTATCGACGCCATCAGAGCAGGGGGGAAGGAATGACACCAGACGAGATCATTGAACTGGCGCGGAAGGCGGGGTTTACCGACGGTATGGTAGGCATCGTGGGGGCTGAAGGTTTTGCCAACTTCGCCCGCCTTGTTGCCGCTGCCGAGCGTGAGCGCAACGACGCCTACATCAAGTCATTGCATGAATCAGTGTCATGGCAAGCGGAACGGGTTATCGCCTGCCTCAAAGCGTTGGAGAAGGCGGTGCTGGCCGAACGCGAGGCCTGCGCGAAGGTGTGTGATGAAGTTGGTGAACGTAGGCAGCACCTGATGCACAAGCACACCAGCAGTGAATGCGCCGCCGCCATCCGCGCAAGGGGGCAGGAATGAGCGGCGACCACAACGCAAACCAGAAGCCCAAGTCCTTCCTGGACGAGACAACCCTGGCCGATGCGCTGAGGTTCCTCAATGACGCCGCTGAGAT